AGTGGTGGAAGCCCAATAGTCTTAAGCGGTATCATTGAAATGGATATTCGCAGCGTCTATAGACGCAGAGCTAAAATGGCCAATAAGGGCATAATCTTAACGACAACACCAAACGAAGTTACAAAAGGCCAAGACAGGACTTGGCGTACAGATGTTGGCCGCGCTTATGCAAGGCAGAATGACTACAACATCGACAACGGTACTATTATCGTCTTTTCAGACGCGCATTTCTGGCCTGATCACAACCAGACCGTAGCCAATATGGCATTGGTAGAATTGATCAAGGAACTAAACCCCAAGACCATTATCGCCAATGGCGACATATTTGACGGGGCAGGCGTTAGCCGTCATCCGCCCCTTGGCTGGTCCAAGCTGCCTTCCGTAAAAGAAGAACTTGAAATCTGCGATGAGCGGTTGCATGAAATCGTTATGGCATCCAAGACAAAGGCGGATTTATTCTGGAATGTTGGCAATCACGATATGCGGCTGGACCGTACTTTGTGTATGGCTGTTCCTGGCTTTGAGGGTGTGGTTCAAAGGCTAGACGAACGCTTCCATGCTTGGAACTTTGCATGGTCGCTTAACGTCAATGACCATACGATGATCAAGCATCGTTACCATAATGGCGCACATGCCGCGTACAACAATGCGATGAAATCTGGTCGGTCAATCGTAACCGGGCACCTTCACAGGCTAATTGTGACGCCGTGGGGCGATTATAATGGGCGTAGGTACGGCGTTGATACAGGCACCCTATCTGATCCGCATGGCCCGCAATTTGATTATGCCGAGAATAACCCAATCCCGCATTGCTCAGGCTTTGCGGTCTTGACGTTTAGGAATGGCATGTTGCTTCCGCCTGAGTTGGTAGAAGTTATTGATAACGTGGCTTACTTTAGGGGCCAGGCAGTTATAGATGCGTCGGGAGAATAATATGGGTTTTGGCGTTAGTGATGCGATTGCGGCTGGTTTAAAGATTGTAGATAAGTTCGTCCCTGATCCGGCGGAAAAAATTAAGGCCGAGGCCGCATTGCGTGAATCCCTACTAGCTTGGGACGCACAACAAAACACCGTCAATGCGGCTGAAGCCAATAACTCATCGGTGTTTGTTGCTGGCTGGCGTCCTGCCATTGGCTGGGTCTGTGCCATTGCCCTAATGTACCAATACACTTTGTCACCCATTGCGGTTTGGATTGCGGGCATGGCGCATTATGCCCTTCCTACGCCGCCCTCGCTTGATAACAGTCTATGTGAACTGATGTTTGGTATGCTGGGCATGGGCGGTTTGCGTACATTTGAAAAACTAAAAGGCGTTGCTTCAAAATGATCGGTAACTTTGACGAATCCCTACGGCTTTTGCTTAAGTCTGAAGGCGGTTTCGTAAACCATCCTATCGATCCGGGCGGTATGACCTGCCTAGGCGTCACCAAGGCCGCGTGGGAGGCGTACACGGGCGAGACGTGCCATGAGGCTGATATGCGAGCCTTGACGCCCAGGGCCGTCACGCCCTTCTACAGAGACAATTACTGGGATAAGATAAGCGGCGATGCTTTGCCTGAAGGAGTTGACTATGCGATATTCGACTTTGCAGTTAATTCGGGGCCTATGCGGGCGGTTAAGGTACTTCAATCTAGCCTCGGTCTTATCACGGACGGGGCCATTGGACCTAAAACCCTTGCTGCTATTTTAAAGAAAAATCAGGAAACCCTGATTGAAACATACTGCGAGGCGCGTTTGAATTTCCTCAGCGCCTTGCCGACATGGAAAACATTCGGCAAGGGCTGGGAACGACGCGTTGACGAGGTATCAAGGCGAGCCAAGATGATGCTTAAACAAGCGTCCCATAATAAGCGATGATGGCGGCTTCTGCCCTACCATCATGCTTTTTTAGCGGCCATTGGTGAGACTGGCGCGGCATGAGTTCAGATGCTCTTAGCCGCGCCCCATCCTTATCAGTTGGCGTCTTGGTAACCCTTTTCCAAACTTGAGGCGTTACCTCAATAATCGGAATAAAGTTAGCCGCGACGGCACCTATAACCACCCCGGCAGCGCGTCCAAATGTAAACGCCCCGGCGTGGCCATTCCCCGGCATAGATGCAACCTTTTCTATGATGCACCTGATGCCTTGGTTTTTTGCCCATACGTCCAAGATAACCGCAAGCTGGGCATGGTCTACACGCCGCTTGGTGCCGTCCTGCAAGGTGGGCATGTCAAAGATTTCCAATCCATCGTCGGTCAATAGAGCCAAGGCTCCAGAGAGACCTGGATCAACGCCTATGATGGGATCAGCCATTGTTCATATGCTTTAATTGCGATTCAGCGGAAGCAATTGCAAAATGAGACCTTTCCAACATCAAAATTCGTTTTTGAAATTCTTCATATTGGTCCTCTAAAGCTAAGGCAAGGCGATAGATTTGCCCTTGTAATTCTTCATATTCAGAAGAAACGGTTTTTTTGCTGGTGGTGGCAAGCAGGCCATAACCAAGCGTAATGCGGTACTTTCCCACGGCTGCACGGGCGTTCCCGGTGTAATTGGGAATTGCCTCTTTAGCTACGCGGTCATCGTCCCAACCGTCTGCATAAACAGCGCCGTCTTCGGTAACAGTAAGATGCTGCTTAAAAAGGTCGGACACATTTACAATGTCGATAGCAGTCAGTTTCTTAAAGGTAGGATTCAGTGATTGAGCCATGTGTTTTCTCCTAAGTGGCTACATTGTTTTCTTCAAGGAATTTCAAAAGAACCCTAAGTTCGGTTCTTACGTCAAAAACTTCCTGCTTGAGTTTTGCAATCTCATTACGCAAGTCGTTGTTAGTTTTTTTGGCGTATTTTAGTTCTTCTATTTTTTCGTTAAGTTGATTGGTCAATCTGGTTTGAATCAGATCAAAATCATCAGTCATAAGTTTGATTTTTAGTTCTTCTTCATCAAACGGTTTATTGTCAAACTTCGCATACAGTTTCAAAATGGCACCTCATCGTTAAAAGGCACTCCATTGTTGGAGCCGCGCTTGCGGCCTTCGGCCTGGCGCTTGGCAAGGCTTTCCGGTGGCAATGCTACTTTCTTGCCGTGGGTGAAGATCTCGCCAGTTTCTTTGTTCTTATACTCAATGAAGTTGACGCCAGCATCTATCGGTTCCGCGCCGTGTACAAAGTCTGGAATCAATAGATGCTGGTCGCAACCCTTGCGTTGATCCGCGCCCGTCAAAAACGTATCGGCCAATTCGCAGCGCCATTTGCCGTCGGCAACGGGCGTTGAATGGGCGCAGGTACGGCAATTGACTTGCGCTGGCTCTGCATGGTGGCAAAGCCGATACATATCGCAGAACTTACATTCCCAATATGTAGGATCATCGCTTAGTCTTAGTGGTGCAGTCTTAGCCTCAACAATTGTGTTGGCGCGGTGATTATATTGCTTAAACACCGCATTATCTGCGGTGATCCACTCCGTGTAGATCGCGTCGGTATTTTTGTTGATCGCGATATACATGGCCGCGTCAAGCTTCAGCAGACCCATATAGACCTGCATCTGGGCAAAATGTTGTGGCTTTTCAGTCTCGACGCACCAGGCCGATAGCTTGGTGAACGCCTTTTCTCCCATGGTTTTGCATTCAAGGACGGCCCAGACGTTAGGATTTTCGACAAAACCTTTTCCTACGCCATCGACAGACCCGCCAAAATGACCAGAGTCATTTCTGCAAGTTATCTGTTTACCGTTTTCTTCCACATGAAGTTCCACGCCAATGCCGCGCAGTTCCTCATGGATTCGGGCTTCCTCTCGATGCCCGGTATTAAAGAGGCGCAAGATACGCCCCTCAAATTTCGGCTTAACGGCCCAACGAAAATTGAGCCATAGGTATCGGTTGCAGTTATGCCCGATCAAGGACGCACCAAGGTGTTCCCGGAAATCCTCGGTCTTGGCTTCATACCAGCCAAAGATTTGGCTAGCGGTCGTCACTTGATCGGGCTTGCTCATTTACTTACGCTCCCAAGGCTTTGCGGCGGTCGCTGAGGTCTGTGCAAGTCCCGATGGTGCAGCACCAGACCCTGCACGCTTGTAGCCCATCACGCGGTTCCTGGTGGGGTCTTTGCGATCAATGTCCAGAACCAGAATAAACGGGATATCGTTAAGCTGGTCTGTGTCATCGATTTCCGCAAAGCCGCAAGCCTCGGCAATTGCCTTTAGGTTTGCACGGGCAATCTTCTCAGCAACCTCGTTAGGGTTATGTAGGTTGAGGTTTTCCCAAATCTTGCGGTCAGCATATTTGCCTTCAATGATCTGCATGGTCAGGGCAAGATATTCGCCCGTACCTGCCTTGGTTACCTTCATCTGGCTTTCTGTGACCATTGCCATGTACTCGCCCTTGGGCAATGGATCGTAATCGCTCTTGGGCGCTTCATAGGTGGAGATATCGAAATGGACCTTAGCCATGGTTTAGTTTCCCTTTTTGATGGAGTTTGAAAATTCCGACCAGATCATTGGTATGGTGTCTGGCAGTCCGTAGCGGTTCTTGGCCATATAGGCTGGACGCTCGCTCGTAAACAACAATCTTTCGCCCGTGGAAATTCCCCGGTTGCTTGTCTTGTTGAATCCTACATCGTCCTTCTTGACGATGGTTTTGTAGTTGGCAAACAACACGGCATCCGCCCATTCGCGTACAACGGAACTGGACCGCTCCTGTAGCTTGGGCTGATAACGGTCGTATGGCTCGACCTCTGGACTGTCAAAACGCTTGATAGCGGTATGGGCCAGCAGGATAACTGTCATGCCCTTATCGTTACGCAAAGCGTTTAGGCCATCCAAAACATCGCGCCACTTTTGCGCCGCAATGATAGCGCCCTTGCCATAGGCTAGGTCTTTGGCGTCATACTTAGATTCGATTTCCTTCTGGATCATAGCCTCTAGCCAATCCAGGCTATCGACTACCACCGTCTGGAAAGCGTGTTCCTCGCTGTATAGCGTGGCGATTGCGTCCATAACGTCCTCGGCATTAGATGCCAAAGGGAAATGGGCAATGTCCAATGATCCTAGGCCATCCTCGGTGAGGATGAAGATCGGATCAGGCGCACCAGAAGCAAACGTCGTCTTGCCGATCCCCTCGACACCATAAACCATGATGCGAGGGGCGGCGATTGTCGCGTTTCGCTTGATGCTTTTAAGATCAAAC